TTTGGAAGTGGTTATCCGCCCGTATAAAGCCAAGCGCAGCTATGAGCAAAACCGCCGCTTGTGGAGCTTGTATAACCAAATTGCCGAGCAGGTTTGGTTGGATGGGCGGCGATACGATGCGGACACATGGCACGAATATTTTAAACAGCAATTTATCGGCTGCGATGAGCGGGTGTTGCCCAGCGGCGAAATCCAAAAAATCGGATTATCAACAACCAAGCTGAACACGCAACAGATGGCGGATTACCAAACGCGGATTGAAGCATGGGCAGCAGAGCAAGGAGTGATTTTTGAATACTGATAAAGATTTTCAGGCATGGGTGCGGCGGCAGCCAAGTTGTATTTCAGGCTGCTTTTCGGAATGGGTGGATGGAGAAGGGCGCTGCGAGTTTGCCCATGTGCGCCGTGTGTCGCGCGGCAGCGGCGTGGGAATCAAACCAGCGTTTTCGGGGGTGCCGCTGACGCACGCGGAACATGCCATGCAGCATCAGCACGGCGAAGCGTATGTGTTGGCAGCCAATGGAATTATTGCCGAGGATGCGGCGGCTTGGTTTGAAGCGAAAGCGGATGAGTATTGGGAACGTTGGAGAAAGGAACGGAATGTATCGTAATTTGGATGAGTGCCTATCGCAGGTGTACAAAATCAGCAGCGTGATGATTGAGCCGCGCGGTAACACGGCAAGCGTGATTAACCATATTCAGGGTGATTGCCCCAGTAGCAGCGGATTCACACAGGCGGAGTGGCACGCGAACGCGGCGATGATACGCTCGCAGGTTTCAGGCTGCCTGAATAGCCCGTTGTTGGTTGCCGTGGTGGAATGCGAATACGGCAAATTGGACGGCTTACTGATTATTGCTGGCGTGCTGGTGGCGGAAAAGATTTGCGATGATGTGTATCTGGCAGCGGATATGTTGCGCCATATTTACAGCGAGATGCCTAAGCGGGTGGCGATTATGGATAAATACGGTTTGCACGATATGACGTTTCAGCGCAAGCGGGACCGTATTCGCAAGCATTTGGCGGCTTGGGAACAGGAAGCGAGATTTAAGCTGCAAACATGCTTTAAAGAGCGAAAAATCATTGATTAGGTGTGAGTTTTTAAGTATAATTTTGCTATATTTCGGAGAAAGTTGCGTTTAGGCGGCTTTCTCCGTTTTTATTTGCCAAATTATATCGGTTTTGATATAATTCATTCCATGAAAACACTAACTTTTCTTGGCGATTCTTTGGATTGCATACGCGATTTTCCTGACGGCATGAAGCAGGCGGCCGGGTATCAGTTGCACCGTGTCCAATGTGGCGAGATGCCGAATGATTTTAAAATCATGACAACGGTAGGCAGCGGCGTGGTGGAAATCCGCTTAAAAGACGAAACGGGCATTTACCGCGTGATGTATGTCGCAAAATTTGGCGATGCGGTGTATGTGCTGCATGCGTTTCAAAAGAAAACGCAGCGCACCGCCAAGCCTGATTTGGATGTTGCCAAAAGACGCTATCTTGCCTTGATACAGGAGTTAAATCATGGATAAAACTTACACTTCCGCTTTTGATGCTTTGTGCGACACGCCGATTGAAGCGGCTAATTTGAAATTGCGCGCGGATTTGATGATGCATATTTCGGACATCATTAAACAAAACGGCTGGACGCAGAAACAGGCGGCGGGACATTGCGGCTTAACGCAGCCACGCATTAACGATTTATTGAACGGGCGCATTGATAAATTTTCATTGGATGCGTTGGTTAATATCAATGCACAACTGGGGCAGATGTTGTCGTTTCAGTTTACTGTTGCTTAAAAACCCGTATCACACGGGCTTTTTTTATGCCTTGATGATAACTTTGTATGCTTGGATTTGTTCTTGGAGCTTGATGTTTTCGGCTTTGAGTTGCAGGTAGGCGATGGCGTATTGGGGGATGCCGTGGGTATTCCAACGGCTGATGTTACGCGGGGCGATTTGGAAGATGCGGGCTAGCTCGGCGCGGGTGAGATTGGTTTGCGCGAGCAGGTTGTCTAATGTTGTTTTATGGTCTTGCATTATGGATAATATATCTATATAATGCTTGGCATATTAACACATTTTGGAGTTGCTATGGCGGCATTATCGGGCATTGAGACTATTAAGCAGGTTGCCAAGATGCAGCGCAAGACTTTGCTGGCGTTTAGCGGCGGCAAGGATGCGGTGGCGGCTTATTTGGCTATCCGCGAGCATTTTGATGAGGTTATCCCTTATTATTTGTATCTGGTCCCGGGCTTGGAGTTTGTGGATGCGCAGTTGGATATGTATGAGCGGCAGTTTGGTTTTAAAATCACTCAACTGCCGCATCCGTCGCTGTATCGTTGGCTCAATAGCTTTATGTGCCAACCGCCGCAGAATTGTGCGGTGATTGAGGATGCAGGGTTGCCTGATTTTGACTATACCGACATCCAAGCTGCGATGGTGGGCAAGTTCGGCTTGCCGAAGGATACTTTGGTTGCCGATGGTGTGCGGGCGGCGGATAGTCCGATGCGCCGTATTGCGATACAGTCGCATGGGAGCATCTCTTACAATCTGCTTAAATATCATCCGATTTGGGACTGGAAAAAGGCGGACTTGGTAGCGTGCTTTAAAAAGCATAATGTGCGGCTTGGGAGTGATTACAAGGTGTTTGGGCGCTCGTTTGATGGTTTGGACTTGCGCTTTTTGCTGCCGATTAAAAAGCATTATCCGCGGGACTATCAGCGGATTTTGGAGCTAATCCCGATGGCGGATTTGGAGATTTTTAGATGGGAGTGCGCAAATGGCAAACACTGATGATTTAAAACAGCAAATTGCTGATAAAAAGGCGGAGGCGAAAGCCAAAGTGAACCAGTGGAAGCGCAAGCAGAAGCCGCTGGTGCAGATGCCTGAATTAACTGGCGATGCAGAAGTGGATAGCAAGGCTGATTTGGATGCGGTTAAAAAGGGGTTCCGCGACCGCCTGAAAGCGGAGAATAGGCGTAAGGTGGATGCGACCGATAGCGAGCATTGGTTTTGCGTTTGCTTTCAGAGCCGCGCGCAATCGGAGGCGTTTCTGCGCGAGATTGGTTGGCGTAAGTTTGGCGATAAGTATTTGGATGGAGTGAAAATTGCTAAGATGATGGGTATTGAGTTGCCTGATGATGTTGTGCCTTATGTGGATGAGCCGAGGATTGATAAGGTTTGGGCATCGTTTGTTGATGCTGATGATTAAGCTGTGATGATTGCCGCCCGTAGTTTGGGCGGTTTTT